TGGTGAAGTACATGTTCAAGATGCCAGATGATAATTCATTTGAACTCTTGTACACTAACTTGAAAGCACAAGGAACTATTAGTTTCTGGTCTACATCATTCATTCGTGGTACTACATTTGATAATGCTATCCTGTTGATTGACGAAGCACAGAACCTGAACTTCCACGAACTTGATTCAATCATCACCCGTGTCGGTGAGAACTCTAAGATCATGTTCTGTGGTGATGTTGTTCAGACTGACCTTGTGAAACAGCATGAGAAGAATGGTATCATTGACTTCATGAAGATCCTTGAGGACATGAAAGAGTTTAGTTCTATTGAATTTACTGTTGATGATATTGTCCGTTCTGGACTGGTGAAGTCCTATCTTGTAAGCAAAATGAATCTCGGTCTTTAATATGTTTACCCACGTTGGTCATTCCTTAAGTGAACTCCCTGAACCTACCACTGTTAACGGCGTAAGGTATTACACCACGCCGAGTGGTAGGAAACTACCATCTATTACATCAATCACCTCAATGAAATCTCGCAAGAGCATTGCGGAATGGCGTAAACGTGTTGGTGATGCTGAAGCAGATCGTATCTCTAAACAAGGTACGACTCGCGGCACTAAGTTCCATAAGTATGCTGAGGATCATCTCAATAACCTTGAGGTAAAACCTAAGGATCTTATGGAACAGATGTCAAAACCTTGGCAGTTGTTTGAAGAAGCACTCCCTTATTTAAACGACATAAATAATATACACGCTCTAGAAGCACCCCTGTACAGTGAGTATTTTGGACTCGCTGGTCGTGTTGATTGCATCGCGGAATACAAAGGGGAGCTGGCAATTGTAGACTTTAAGACTTCTCGCAAGCAGAAACCTGAGAAGTGGATTGAACATTACTTTGTTCAATGTGCTGCCTATGGTGCTCTGTACTACGATCTCACAGGCATTGAAGTAGAGAAACTTGTGATTATTCAGGCATGTGAGGATGGAGAGGTGCAATTGTTTGAAAAGTATGATAAAATGTATTATATGAAACTACTGGAGCAGTACATTAATGAGTTTGTTAACTATCACAAGGGAGAAAAGTTTGCTAATGTCTGAGGAAAACCTTAATGACATTTTAGAAAAGAAATTCATGACTGCTTCAAAGTTCTCAATGGAAATTGAGAATCTGATGAAGATCAGTAATGGTTCAATGAATTACATTGAATGTGTCGTCCACTATTGCAATGAAAATAACATTGAGATAGAGACAGTATCAAAATTAATTTCTAAACCCCTGAAAGAAAAACTGAAGTATGATGCTCAGCGTCTGAACTTCATGAAACGATCATCAAAAGCACGACTCATTATATGACCGCGTTTGAATCCTATAAAATGTATGTCGCACTGAAGTTACACTTCACAACCGACAGTTATGATTACTTCAAATTCAACGGTAAAACTAGAGTATCTGAAACTAATTTTGAGAAAAGAAAGGATCGTTACTTCTTCAAAAAACTTACGAATCGTAAGAAGGATGATGAAATCCTTCCATATTTTGTAGCAAACTTTGTTGCTGACTCCTCTGGATGGATTGGTAACATGGTTAGATCAGACGGGGATGATAATTACAGGGCATGGAAGAAGCGCATGGAGAGTCTTCACTACACATTCAGTGAGGAAGTAGACTTTCTATTGCAGCAGGTGGATCAGTTTGACCATCTATTCAAGGTGACTGAGACTCATCCACCACTGGTGAAGTTTCTTTTGGGTAAGCAGATATCTATGGAAACTTTTGTTATTCTAAATCAGATCCTAAACTTTATACCACAGTTTGATAAGAAGATTGTGGAAACTATTGTTTGGTCTGACGTGAGAAGAACCGTCATGAAGTACACTCCATTCGTATCTGTAGACACTGTTAAATATAAGGGAACTTTAAAGGAAAAAGTATTAGATCACCAATGTCTTTCTTTGAATCAGAAATAGTACAAAAAGAAGCTGAGGAAATTAACCTCAAGCAGCAGGAGATTGTCAATCGGTTACCGTTCATCCCTCTAATGGAGACGGACGACCGTATTGAGTTCTTTGATGCTATGCTGGACTTGATTGAAAGGCAGAAGGTCTTCTATATGAGACTGAATCTGTCTGACGATCCGATGGCGGTACGTCTCAAGCAAGAGTTTCGTGACGCTGCCAGGAGACTCGGTATGGATGCCGATGGTCTTAACATGCTGGACATCTACGACAAGTTCCGTGACAACATGGAAAGTGTTCGCCAGCAAGTGCTTGACGGAGATCTCTAAATAGGTTATGATGATCCTGTTGGGTCATCGCAATCCAACGAATACAACACACACAACTAATCCGAGGTAATACAAATGTCTTTTGCTGATCTTAAGAACAGCTCCAAGTTTGGTTTTGATCGTCTGACCAAGGAGATTGACAAGCTCCAAGCGCCTGGTGGCAGCAGTGATGATCGTTTCTGGAAACCCGAGATGGACAAGTCTGGCAACGGTTTTGCGGTAATCCGTTTCCTGCCTGCACCTGACGGCGAAGAACTGCCATGGGCAAAGGTTTGGTCACATGGTTTCCAAGGTCCTGGTGGATGGTATATTGAAAACTCCCTGACCACTCTGGGTAAGAAGGATCCCGTGTCGGAACTGAACCGTACACTGTGGAACAGTGGTCTTGACAGCGACAAGGAGGTCGCTCGTAAGCAGAAGCGTAAACTCTCCTACTACTCCAACATCTACGTTGTGAGTGACCCTTCCAATCCCTCTAACGAAGGTAAGGTCTTCCTCTACAAGTTTGGTAAGAAGATCTTTGACAAGATTCAGGCAGCAATGCAACCTGAGTTCCAAGATGAGACTCCGATCAATCCGTTTGATCTGTGGCAGGGTGCTAACTTCAAACTGAAACTGCAGAAGAAGGATGGTTATTGGAACTACGATAAGTCTGACTTCGCTGCACCTTCTACCCTTGAAGACATGACTGATGCAGAACTGGAGCAAGTCTGGCGTTCACAGCACTCTCTGAGTGAGTTCATGGATGCTAAGAACTTCAAGTCCTATGAGGAACTTGACTCTCGTCTGAATGTCGTTCTGGGTCGTGGTCAGAAGCAGAAGTTTGATCGTGAGACTCTGGAAGATGAGTCCGAAGGTCGTGGTGGTTTCAATGATGCTGACATCATGGGAGCACCTAAGTTCAGTGTCCCTTCACGTCCCATGCCTAATGCCATGAAGGAAGAACTGAACAACCTTCAACCGACTGCTGCATCACGTCCCGCTCCTACGACTGACGATGATGACACCCTGTCCTACTTTGCCCGCCTTGCTGAGGAAGAATGAAACTACTAACCGTTGAAGACTACGAGAAGGCAGGAGAAACCTTCTGGCCTAAGTATTGGTACGTTGCCAAAGAACTTGGTGAAGATGCCAGGGCAGAGGACATCCTAAAAGTCCTTGAGTCCATCGGTACAGTTGCATTGCGATTGAAACTTGATGAGAAAGAAGGACCCTTTGGTTTTAACAAGAAGGATGAGGAGTCCTGACCAAAATCAACTTTTATTTCCAAAAAACCCCGAAAAAAAATTCGGGGTATTTTTTTGTCTGTAGGGTTTTTTAGTGAGTCCTCACGCGAGAAGTTAAATTCTCGTTAATTCACTCTATATACAAAGGTTTGTTTAATTTGAGATGACCTTAACTTACACTTAACGACACACAGATCAACATATGTTATTATGATTGAGTCGTTACGACAAACCCGTACACATTACAAAACAAAATTTCCAATGAAAGCAATCGCTCTTGCCGCACTGGCTGCCTCAGCACTGGCGACACCTGCCCTTGCAGGACCCTATGTTGAGTCCAAACACGAATTCAAAGGCACCGATGAGGACTACTCTAAAGCAGTTCATCAAGGTCGCGTCGGTTATGAATGGAAAACTGGTCGCTTCGCTCCCTATGTTGAGGGTGGCGTTGGTATGACCGCTCCCGATGGTGGTGAAGATGAAACCTTCTACGCTCTGGAAGTAGGTAGTAAAGTTAAAATCACTGACAAGTTCAGTGCATATGGTAAGTGGGAGAACATCTTTCAAGAAGATGACACCCGTGACTGGAAGGTTGAACTCGGCACCAAGTACAAGTTCTGAGGTAAAGTAGAATGAAACTCAAAGCAATCGCTGCTGCCGCGCTGGCAGCACCCCTAGTGGTGGCATGTGGTTCCACCGAGAGTGCAAAGGCACCATATAAATTGAATGGTGCAGGTGCTACATTCCCTGCTCCTTATTACAATGCTGTTCTTGGTGACCTTGCTAAGGCAACTGACAACCAAGTAAACTATCAAGCAGTTGGTAGTGGTGCTGGTGTCCGTCAGTTTACTGCTAAGACTGTTGACTTCGGTGCCTCTGATGGTGCTGTGTCAGATGCTAAGCAGAAACTGCCGATGGTTCACATTCCCATGACTGGTGGTGCTATTGTCCCTGCTTACAACTATCCTGGTTGTGATGCCAAGATGACACAGACTCAACTCGCTGATGTCTTCCTTGGCAAGATCACTAACTGGTCTGAATTTGGTTGTGCTGACAAGAAAATCTTGACTGTCTATCGTTCTGATGGTAGTGGCACTACCAAAGGTTTCACTAACTCTCTGTCAGCATTCTCTCCTGAATGGAAGAAGACTGTTGGCACTGGTAAATCAGTTCAGTGGCCTGTTGGTGTTGGTGGTAAAGGTAACTCTGGTGTTGCTGGTACTATCAAGAATCAACCTGGCGCTATTGGTTACCTGAACTATGGTTATGTAACTGGTGATAAGTTCCAACAAGTTGCACTTCAAAACAAGGCAGGCAATTATGTCACAGCAAATGCTGAAACATCTGCAGCAGGTTTATCAAAGATCGTCCTGGACGATCAGCTTCGTGGTGCTGACGCTAACCCTGCTGGTGCCAATGCATACCCTATTGTCTCCCTTACTTGGATCCTAGCGTATCCTGAGTATGAGAAGAATGATGATGTGAAGGATATGCTTCGCTGGATGCTGACACCTACCCAACAGGGTAAGGCAGACGCTCTTGGTTATGTTCCTCTCCCCGAAGAACTTCGTCAAAAGGCACTTGCTGCTGTTGATACTCTTCAGACTCCCTGAGCAATATCTAATGCTCTCTTAGCAGTAGATACTAATCTATACCTTTGATAAGTTCTCCTATTAGGTATAGTTAAAGAAAATCCCAGAAGATCCCCGTCGGGGTCATCTGGGATTCCTACTGGTTGTACGAAGAATATACCTGCATGTGCTACACATTTCCAACCGATGTCAACAAATCCTAAGTCTCTTAGGGCACATTCTAGTTTTAAGGAGTAACATGCTTCTTCTAATATCATAGGGTGATGTTATTAAAGATATCTGTTTTATTTAATGTTTGTTTAACTTCTCTATTATCTGCTATTGACTTATTATATTGTGCCGATGTCTTGAAGATCTTGATAAAAGTCTCAAGATATCTGGGTTTTAAGATTTGTAAGAATCTTTTCTTATTATTGCGTTCCTGTTCCCACTCATAATGAGTAGTTGAGGTCAATAATACTAAACCGTTCTCAGTTTCTTCTACAAATGGATTATATGATTTAGGGTAAGTAATTTGGAAAGAGTCTGGATCGCTAGAATCATAATATACCTCTAATCCAGCAGGGAGAACTATCTCACCAAGGTCATTTTTGACTTCTTTGGTAAGGTAATGCTTTATTTCAAAAGGATTGTCATATTTTTTATAGATAAACTTTTCAAACTCTTCTGAACTCATTGGCCAGTCATTTTTAAGGTCAATGATCTTGTTAGTCAACAAAATAACCCAATCATAGTTAGGATCATCATATACTGCTTGCGAAACTTGATCTGGTCTAACACCATCCTTCAGTTGTAATTCAGTAAATAAATCTGTGGCATATACAGAATTATCTAAAGATAGACCTTTAAAGATATTTGCAGCAACTACAAAATCTTGATTAGTGAACTGGAAATTAGTTCTAGTTGGAGTATATTCTATTTTTGGTAAGTATGAGAAAAATCCAGCCATTTTTATAAGACTCCTGGTGCTCGGTCGGTGAACAGTTTATCAGCAAACAGATTTGTCACTTCAGTAAGTTGCATGGTAATTGTAACTCCAACAGTGGTTGCTCTTCCAGTAGCACCAAAATCACCAACAGTTGTGTAATTTCCTGTGGGGGTGAAATCAAAATTAACTTGATTAATAGCAGCAGGTAGCAATGGTTGAATGAAAGGATGCTCATCTCCCCCTCTCATGTATCTTAGTAAGATGAAAGGTGGTTGTGTAATAAATCTATTACCATCAGAGTTAAACAGAAGACCTGCAGCAGTTGCACCTGCTCCTGCTGCTGTTGCTCCACCATTAAAAAGTTTTCCGATATTACTAAAGAGACCACCCGCAGCACCTGATGCTGCTGATGTTTCTTCGCCAATTTTTTTTCCTATACCACCTTTTAGAGCTCCTGCTATAGTGTCACCAGCAAGACTAAGTGCTCCTGTAGCTGTTTGAATTGCTGCAGCGTCTGCAAACGTATGTGTCAACTGTATTTTGTCAGCTTCACCTGATGAAGTAGGTAAACTTGCTCGTCTTAAAATGTCTACAATGGCATAAATTGATTCTGAATCTTCTTTTGATTTCGTGAATAGATTAAACTGAAAGTTAAATGTTCTGAAATCTGGTCCTTCGTAGAGAACCTCAAGATTTGGGTTAAATACAACACCACTAGTTGCTGAAAGTAAACCAGCAGCAGAAAGGTTTGTAGCACCTAATTTATTAGCAACATCAACAGATTTGTCCAATAAGAAATTTTCAGCAGTTCTTGAAAGTGCATCTTTAACAGCAGCACCAGCATTTGATCTTCCTGCAAGAAACCTCCCCATCTCACCAAGTCCAGATTGGTTGAACTGCTGTGAGATTGCTTCAGTTACTTTTTGAGGAACATTGATTAAAATCTTGCCGTAATTGTCTATTTTTTTATATTTTACTTCACTCTTTGTGTAGTCTCTTTTAATAAATTGCATCTCAATATAATCCACTGAAGGACCATTGACTGCAAAATCTGCTGGATATCTATATGTTGTCATTAGTTCTCTATAAATCTATGAATCGGGAGAGTAGCTATAAATTCCCAATCTTCTTCTTTAACCTCAAAGAATAAATGATCTGCTTGTTTGAAGATGTATCGGTGAATAGTTTTTTCAATAATCCTTGCTTTTTTATTTAGGAGAGCAAGAGCATAGGGACCTTTCTCTCTGTCGCGCAGGTAATGTATATTAGACCCTAAGAAATTATCCTTGGCACGATCAAAGGCATAAACTAGAGGATAAATGTCATATCTGTCCATCTGTGCCTTAAATTTTGGGTCGTATTCATAATAATATAGTTTTTCAGGTTCTACTTCATCTGTCATATTATCATAGAGGTATTCAAAAACTTCTCTACGATACCACTCTCTACTTTTCTTCTGACCGCGAGATTGTGTTGTAATGTGTCTCTCTAGACCACCTACTTTTCTGGTGTTTGCAAATCCCTTAGACATTTAAGTGCTCCTCTGTGAGTATGAGAAATTCTAGTCTTCTATCTGCACACCACTCTCTCGCTGCTTCCCATTTCGCTTGGTTGATGACATATGTAGAAACTTCGTTCAAATAACGTGGTGTTTTACGTTTGGGTACTTTTGGTTGTACTGTTTGTTTCTTGGGTTTGACTTCAATTAAGTATTTCTTGATAGTATTGTTCTTATTTCGGATTTTGATGTAAAAATCAACAAAGTATCGGTGAATCCTACCGTCTAAAGGAGAACGATAAGGAACAACAATTTCTTCACTACCCCATTCAAGCACATGATCATGGTCATCACACCATTTCATGAATTTAAGTTCCCATAATGATCTGTATATTACTAGTCTCGGATCGCCTTTGTATTTCTTTGGATTCTTTGGTTGGAACTTGCCAGAATACGCCATAAATATAATTACAACAAGTACTTCTATTTAGAATTAATGTCCATATCTAAACTGAGGGGGATATTTAATACTGACAAAGGTGGATCATATTCTAATGAATATGAGGTAAACTTCTCCTTTGATAATACTTTTAATGCTGATCTTTTGAGTAGATTAAAGTATTATGGATTTAATCCAACATCTACTACTGAAGGTGCCTATAGTGATATGATGTTTTTGTGCGATGAAGCATCATTGCCAGGAACTTTTGCTGCTACTAATGAGGTTGATGGTGTATATGGTGGCAGACTAATTCAATATCCTCATGCTAAACTTTATAATGATATACGTTTGAGTTTTATTCAAACTAATCAACTGAATCCTCAAAAATTCTTTGAGGCATGGATGGGAAATATGTTCCCAGAGTATAGTATGAATGAAGCGCAGGGAACTGGTGAGATTCAACCAGCAGAGAGAGATAGAAGAAGAGCATTAACTAACACTACAGGACTTCGTTATTATAAAGAAATGACCTGCGCTAGTATTAGAGTGCAGAAAACTTATAAAAATAGTAGTAGTCCATCTGGAGAAAATTCGTGCTATTATGATATGTACGAAGCATATCCTTATAGTATTGAAAGCGTGCCATTATCGTATGGCGCGAGCACACTAAATAAATTGAGAGTATCATTTAGATACGAAAAGCATGTCGTGATCTTCTACGATCAAAAAGGAGCAGAATTCTAATTATTTTTTGAACTATGTCATTACCTCAGATTAATACTCCCGTCCATGAATTGAAAATTCCATCTACAGGGAGAAAAGTAAAATACAGACCATTCGTAGTCCGAGAAGAAAAGATTCTTCTCCTTGCATTGGAGTCTGAAAATCAGGAAGAAGTTACAGATGCTATTATCCAGATTATTGGTAATTGCATTCAAACAAAGATTGATTTAGATAGTCTCTCTACATTTGATGTTGAGTATATCTTCCTCAATGTTCGTGCCAAATCTGTTGGGGAAATCCTGGAATTCTCTATCACATGTCCTGATGATGGTGAGACGCAGGCAGAGGTTGAAATCAATATTGATGATATTCAGGTAGTCAAGGATAAGGGTCACACTGATACCATTGATCTTGAGAATGGATATTTTGTTAAGATGAAATATCCTACCATGAAATATATCATGGAAAAGAAACCCGATGATAAGAAAAGTCTCATTGATAGTACATTTGAATATGCTGTTGAATGTATTGACACTATCTACAATGATGAAGAGACATGGGAAGCAGCAGACTCTACAAAGAAAGAACTTGAAGAGTTTGTTGAACAGATGAACTCTAAGCAGTATCAGAAACTTCAGTCGTTCTTTGCAACGATGCCTAAGTTATCTCATACAGTTAAGGTCACTAATCCTAAGACTGGTGTTAAGTCTGATGTCACAATTGAGGGACTGGCAAATTTTTTCGCCTAGCGGTTTTCCAGAATAATCTGGAGAACTATTATCGCCTAAATTTCAATCTCATGCAACACCATAAATATAGCTTGACAGAGATTGAAAATATGATGCCGTGGGAGCGGGATGTTTATGTGAGTCTGTTAGTTGAATTCATTGAAAAAGAAAACGCACGCAGAGCCGCACAACAGTAATGACGAGAAGATCACCCAGCGACCAAAATCAGACAGGGAAACCAGAACCTAAAACTCCCATGGGAGGAAACCAACAGGTTCCTCAGGCTGCTGGTAATCCTCGCTTTCGTAATCCTGGGTTGGATCCTAGTCCAGACCCTAAGATTGTTGTAAAGGCAATTAATCCTCCTGTTACTCCCGATCAAGTTGTTGGGATGGCAGAGATGCCTTCTGCTGCAACTCTGGATCTTCCTAAGATTCAGAATATCAAGATTCCTCCTGTAAAGAATAAGACCATTCAGGGTCATCTGAAGGCGATTGAAGCTAAGATGACTGCGACTGAGAAGTTGATGAAGGATGTTGTCAAACTTCAGAAACTGCAGATTATTACGGAGAAAGAATTATTTGAGCGCAAGAGAGAGTTATATCAAAATACATTTGAAGAATATCTATTAGATAAGACTGTTGATTTTGAAAATCCTGATGATCCAGGTGGGGCAAATTCAATTAAAAAGGGTCCTGGTGGATTTGGATTCCCATTTGGTGGTGGTCGTCGCCGCAAAAAAGGTCGCCCACCTGGCGGTGGTAGTGGTGCTGGTGCAGCAGCTACTGCTGGTGCTGCTACAACTGCGGCAGAGAGAATGGCGGACGGGCAAGCTTCGGGATTGCCCAATCTAGGTACTGATTATAAGAAACAAGAACAGGACGCTATTAAAAAAGCTGAAGAGTTCCGAAGGCAGCAAGAACAAAAAACAGGTGTTCCTGCTAAAGGTAAACCTGTACCCGATCAGGATGAAGCTGAAGCAGTACCAGAAACTCCTGTGCTTCCTGAACGAGCACCATTGAGGGTTCCGCCTGGACTTCCTATACTTGATCCTAAGTTTGTTCCTCCATTTGATATTCCTGATGTTATTACACAAGCAGGAGTACCTCCAACTCCTCCAGTGGTGACAATTCCTGGTTATGATATGAGAGTTAAGACTCATCAGCAGGACTTAGCTGATGCTATTGAGACTTACATTGAAAATAATCCTGGCAGTGAATTTGAAGTTAAACTTGGTCGTGGTGCCAGAGTTGATACTGGTCATTTAATCAAGAAAAAAGATGGAAAGATTTATATTCACGAACCTCTTACTCAAGAGCAATTAGTTTTAATAGGTGCTGGAAATTTCCTTAATTTGAGCGGTTGGATGCCAGTCGTTCCAAGAAAAACTGGGCGTCGTACTCCAACTGTTCCTGGTACTTCACTCCCTACAGTTACTCCTACAAGAAAAGCACCAACAGCAGCACCAGTTCCTGTACCTGGAACAAATACTATTAGTCCTGGTCCTGGTAGAACACAACAACCAGCACAGCCACTATCACCTGTGACTGCTAGGGGTGCTGGTCTTGGTGGTAGTAAACAAATCATGAAGCAGAGCAGACCTGTCAATTCTAAGGAAGCTCAAATGCAGGTTAATCGTGATATAATGGAAGCGGAAATGCTGGGGCAGGATCCTAGATTTGTAAAAATGTTGATGGACCAGGGATTTAATTTCTCTGCTGGTTCAAATGTAATGCCTCGGACTAGGAAAATGTTCCAGTCAAAGAGACAACCTGGAGTATCTTTTGAAACTAACATGAATCTCTCAGATTTTCTGGGAGCTGGTGGTGGTTTTGGTCCAAGACCATTATCAACAAAAGAAATATTACAGCAGATGAAACAATCTTCTTTTGATCAATATAGCAGTCCAATTGGTCCTATGCCAAAAGCATCTGGTGGTATTGGTGATATTGATTTGTATAGTAGTAAATCATTGAATTATTTCAGAGGAATGTCTAGTAAAATTATGCCGATGGCAGATGGTGGATTCATGGGTTGGTTTAACAAGGGCGTTAATACTCGTATTCCAAATGAAGCAAAGGCAAAATTTGGTAATCCATTCTCATATTTCCAGAAGAATCCAGACCCCACAACACTCTTTGGCGATGATGCTTTGCAGAGAGGTCAGAGTAATAAAAACTTTAAGGCAGGCAAGAAACCTTCTGTATTTGGAAGACCAGATAGAGCGTTTGGTCTTGATATAGTTGATTCAGTGAAGCAGAGAAGATTGGTGACAGTTCCAGCATCTCAAGGTGGTCCTATGTCTGGTCCTACACCAATCACACGGGAAATAATTAAGAGACCAATTCGTGCTTCTGCACATCCACTTATTATGCTCGCAGAAATGATTGTCAATGAATTGATTAATCCACAACCAACTGCAGTATATGATCAGGTTACTGGTCCTAATGCATATTATAATGCTCCTGGTTATAAGGGTCCGATGCCATCACAGAATCTTGAGAATGCTCAGAGTAGCATGATGTCTGGTAGTGATCCAAAAGTTGAGATTAAACCATTGCCGCCTGATTATATTAAGATTCCTGCTAAGAAGAAGGCACCTGATTTTGTTGGCACTGAATCACCTGATATTGAGATGAGATCAAGTGTGTTTACTAGATCCTCAACACATATTGATTGATGTTAAAAGCAAAGACTAAAATGATAGAGAGAGATTCGGAGGCATTTGCTTCCGAAGTCTTTGCTGTAGCTGATAATATTACACCGATTGCTATTGCTAGTGTTGATAGTATTCTTAAATTAGAAGATGTAGAAGATCTGCAGGTTGTTCCCGAGCAGAAAGTAAAGCAACTAATTGTAGAGAATAAGTCTACCAACCCGATGAGTAAATTCTTCATTAGGTTGGGAACTTATCTTGATTCAATGGAGAACTTCCTTTCTGAAATGCATTCAAATTATATGAAAGGAATTGAGCAGAAGAGATCTTTGCATGGACTTGAGGATAGTGATCAAAAGCAAAAAACTGCACGCGCTAAAAGAACTGCTAGAAAACTTGCTGTTAATAGAGCTATTGATTCTATTTTTGGTGGCACAAAGTCTGATTTATATGATATGCCTATTGGACTTATGGCAATGAACTTCCTTACTAGGGGATTTGAGGATAGAATTCAGAGACAGGCAGAATCTATTGTAATTGTTCCATATCAACCAGTTGCTGGTCAACTTAAAGCGAAGGGTGAGACAGAAGATGAATTTGTTAGTGGTTATAAATTAACTTCTGCATATGGTCATCGTTGGGGTAAAATGCACGGCGGTGTTGACATTGGTGTTCCTGTGGGAACAATGTTTGCACTTAAAAAGAAATCTATCGTCAAATTTGCTGGTTATCAGAATCCCGATGATCCATCAGTGGGATATGGATTACTTGTGGATTCTTGGGTGCCATCTTTAAATAAAATGTTTAGATTTGCTCACCTCAGTGAAGTTGGGGTGAAGGAAGGTGATACAGTTGATGCTGGTAAAGTATTAGGTAAGTCTGGCAATACTGGATTATCTACTGGTCCTCACTTTCACATTGAGGTTCACCCTGAAGTCAGACCTAATTATGGCGGAGAGAATCCTATGCCATATATTGATTATGTGATTGCTGGTGAGGAGATGATGGAGCAGAAATCTGAGGGATCTATTGAAAGAATTGGTAGAGTCATGGTCGGTGAAGCTGGTCCTGAATTTGTAATTCCAATGAGTCAGATGCCAATCTTTGCTCAACTTATGATGGAGGAGAAGATTAAATCTTTAAACCCTTTATATAATCCTCCTTTTGGTAGATTTGATAATCTTGGTGTTGAGAGACAAGCTGGATTTACTAATACTATGATGGCAGCGGGCGGTATTACTATCAATAGTAATCATAAAACTGCTGCTAAAAGACTTACAAGTTATTTTCCTACAGCAGAACCCATTCACATTGCTGCTGCTATGGGTAACTTTGAAACCGAAGCACCTGGACTAAAACCTAATACTTATCAGATGGGCAATGGTCCTGGTCGTGGTATTGCTCAGTGGGAAATAATCCATCCTGGAAATCCTACTGGAAGATGGAACACTGCAGAGGAGAAGTATGGTCCTAATGTTATTAACAGTTTAGAAGATCAGTTGAGGTTCGTGAAGTGGGAGATGGATACAGGGCACCAGATACCTGATGGTGAGGGTAGCACTAGACCTAACTTACCATATGGTAATGCTGCTAAGAGAGTATGGTTGGGGACTGAGAATATTGAAAAGGCAACTAAAGAATTTATGGAAGGTTATGAATCACCTTCTGTACCACATTGGACTCAGAGGTTGGCAAATGCTATGTTCTTCCTTGAACAAATGCCTAACATGTTGGGTAAACCTAAAACTCCTCCTGTTCCTCCTACTGTGACTAATGATGAAGTTCAAAGACAGATTGAAAAGAATCTTCGTGATCGTAATACGATGAGTCCTGAAGATTTCTTTGGAACTAAACCAGTGTTCTCTTCTAGTTTAAATAGTATACCAGGCAATGAGCAAATGCAAATTGCTAATGAGACACAAGAGCAATTCTCATTTGACAATGTTAAAGGTGAGATCGTCGCACTCTATCAACCAACAGTCTATTATACTGAGTCATGATCAATCCTAAGTCTTTTATAGTTGGGTCGGGCAAAGCAGTCAAGATCAGAGCATTGACTAAGATGATTCCTGCTGCAAAAGTTAAGCAGGAGTTGAAGAATTTTGCTGCCATGTTTGTGCCAATTATTCCACCTTGGATGTTGGAATTTGAGCAGGACGAGAAGCATTATCTGGTGCCAAGAAATCAGATGGATGTATTGGTATCTGATGAAGATGTTGACGACTGGAATTATCTGTTAGAGAGATTCAATAATCTTCTCGCGAATCTGACGAAGTTACTAAACAATGTCAGGAAGGTTGATTATCATAAGATCGTTTATAACAAATTACTTGAGCGTGAGATTGAGAACAGAAAGATTAAACTCACTGAAAAATTATTAGAGAAGACTGAGGAGAAAGAAGAGGAAGCTAAAAGTAAACTTTCGCCAAATATTTCTGGTGAAGACTTAAATAATTTCTTAACTGTGTTAGCTGCTGCTGCAGCAGGTGCTACAGGTGCTGCTGATCCATTGGATGCAGCAGCAATAAAAGATGCTAAAGCATCTGGTGCAGATTTAGTTGCTGCTGCTCACCTTGCCACGCTTGAAGCTTCTGGGACACAGAATGTTGCAGATGTATTTCAAGTAATTCTTAATAGATCAAAGAAGAGAAAGAAATCAATAGCTGAAGTAATTACTGCAAGAGAGCAGTTCTCACCATATTCTGCTGCAATCTATGGAACGAGTGCAGATACAAATGCTGCATATGTATACGGTGATCTAGGTGTTACTAAGAAAGAAATTTTTGAGATTGCTGCCAAACCAAATGGATTGCAGTTATTGGTTGAGAGATTTGGTAATGGTAATGCTGCTATTGCTCAAGAAGTGTTAGATGACTTCAAGAGTGAAGGACCACTCTCACAAGAAGCAGCAGAGTTTGTTGGTGGTGCTGAATACTTTATGGGATATGAGACAGGTGGATTGAATGAAAGGAAGAGGGGTCCTGGTGGTAATTTCTTTAGAGATGCATATGCTACTGGTGCTATTATTCTTCCACAATTATTTGACGTAAAGCATAACATATATTATAATGTCAACGATAAAACTGATGATCTTGCTCAGTTTATTATAGATAGACCTACGGTAGTTGATATGCAAACAGTAGGTGAACCACTGATTGTTATTCCTACTGAACGACCCATCGGTCAGCAGATCTTGAATATCTTATTCAAACAACCTTTTAAGAAGGTTGAGATGATTTTTGAGAGAAGTAAAAAAGAACAACAGTCAAAGGCACAAACACCCATTCAAAATAATACTACTTCTATTACTAGATCACCCATTCCAACATCTAGTAGACCTGAATCAAATTATCTCCAACGTAAACAGCAACAATCATCATTGTACGATGATATGAAGGTAGAATCTATCACAAGAGACACTTCTGTTGATAGTATTCAAAATAGTCTCATGAAGATTGATACTAAGATCTCGGATCTTACTAGACGATCACAAACTACCACTCGCAGAACAATATCTAATATAGATACTGTATCGCAAACCACTCAGAATGTTTTTGGTGCAAAAGTAATTTTAATGACACAAGACATCTACGCAACAGAGGAATAATATGTCAGTCACTGATACAATCGTAAAGGCAACCGTATTTGATATCCCCAGTGCAACTAAATTAGTTGATCTTAAACCAGAGGGAGATGGTATTCTTTTCCCTGAGGTAATTTCATTTAATTATTATGAAGCAGTATTGGAAGATTTTATCACTGCTGACCTTACTATTTTAGATTCTTCTGGACTGGTTGATGAATCATTTGATAAGTGTGGTGTACGTCAATTTTGTCCTGTAACGATTGAGCTTTCTGATCCTAGTAAAGGAACTGACTGGGAGAAAGATCGCACTGATTTTGAATTCACTGGTGATAATTGTTTCTATGTTAATAGAGTTATTAATCAAGTAGTCAAAGGAAAGAAAAAGCAATATACATTAGAACTCATCAATAGAGATGCTATTGTAGCATTATCCAAAAATGTCAAGAGTTCTTGGCCGCCCGATAGTTCAACGAAGGTTGATTATAATACTATTGTAGATGACTTACTTGGTAGATATGTAAGCACCGCTAAAAATAAGGCACCTGTTATGGAAGAAATGACAGAATCTATTCCTAAGTTACAGGGACATAATTTTAAGGTCTATGAACTCCTTAATTCCATGTGTAAATATGCCACACCAAAAGGAACTGATGGATCTGGTGGAGAAGAGACTAGACCTGCTGGGTATGTATTTTATGAGACATATGACGAATATAGATTTGATTCAATTCATAAGTTGATGACAGAACCTTATAAATTAGTTTCTGGTTATAAGGTTATGCCTGTTAATGATAATGCAACTGGTCCTGAACAAGCATCACAAACTATTCTAAGCTATAAGTTTTATGATGGTGCTACACAGAGTAGTTTACTAGAAGAGATTGCTGCAAAGAAGCGTGGCAAACCTAAAACTCAGGTTCTTGATGTTCAAAGAGATACATTTCCTCTCATTGAAAAATTACCACCCAAAACTGTTGAAGATAAATGTTTGAAATCTCCATCTGATGGCGAGTTCACCACGATAAAATATCTTGAGCAAACTCAATACTCTATTGAATATTATAATACATGTAAAGGCGATGCGTTAGACAATGAACCACCCAATCCAGAACTAACAGCTTTGAATTATGGTGCTATGTTGGATATGTTAAAAACTAAAACATCTACAATTAGAGTTCCTGGTAATTTATCTTTATCTGCTGGTGATCATATTGAACTTGATTTCCCTCTAATCAAGGGAGATTCTGGAAAGGCTGCAGAGGCAAGTGATAAATACTCAGGAGCATATTTGATCACTAAAATCAACCATAGAGTTGAAGATATTACTCATTTATATACCCACATGGAAATTTGTAAGCTAGTAGAGTCCTGATGAACACAGATTTTTCACAAAATTTATGGTATCAAGGCAGAGAACTTGCCAAAGCGGGCACCACCATGCTCGGATGGATCACCTCTGTTAAGTCAGAAGGTGGTGGCGGAATTTATCAGGTAAGATGTCCTGCAATTCATGGATATTGTGACATTAATGAACAGAATTGTGAGGAAGATGTAGTAGTAAAGGATGCACTTCCTTGGATTCCTACTATTGCAACAGAACATGGCAACAGTGCCATTGGTGCAAATAATCACACACGTCAGTATGCTAAGGGACAATTTGTTATTGTCAAATTTGATGGACCTAACTACAGCAGTCCAACAATCATATCTGCACACAAGGCAAAGCATCCAGTATTAGGAACACAAGAGAATTTTGATCAAAGCAGACCTTATGTTATTGCTTCTCTTGTAGAACCCCTAGAGAAAAATTTCAGCACTGATCAGGGTGACAATGGTTGCTTCAGTGTTGTAACAAAAGCATCTGAAATTCCTGAGAACGGTGAGAGTGCGAAAAAAGCTAGTAAGTGTGGTGACAGTGGATCTTTGTCATCTGATGTTGGTGCATTTATTGGTGACTTCTTGAAGATTGTTCAGAACACCGATGGTCAGATTGGATCAAAGTTTGTTAACTCTATTACTGGAGAATTATTTGAGATAACAGGGTACATTCAAAAGTACATGGCTGCTATCTCTGGTGTTATTCGCAGTGGTATTGGTTGGGTAAAAGCAATTATCACTAAGTATGCTAGAAAGGCTATTGATCAATTAGTTAAATTGATCATGACACCGATCAAGGGTATTACCACAACAATTAATGATGTCATTGAGCAAATTCTCAATATGGTGTTCTGTAGTTTTGGTAATATTGAATCATTACTCTCCAACATGATTGAAGATCTCCTGAATACTCTTGTAGATTCGGCAGTCAGTAGTGTATTTGGTTGTTTAGATACTCTAGTTGATGGTATTCTTAACGAGATCATGGGAGAAGTCCTGGGTCTAGTTGAAAGTATTATGGGTGTCATTGAATCTATTGCTGGCATCATTGGTGGTTTTGGTGATCTGCTGGGTGAAGCAATCAACGCAGTATTGGACTTCTTAGGTATTAGTTGTGGCGGTGCAGGTGATTGTGCCACAGATGCATCTAATGCTCTTACTGCCACATTTAATAATCCTGGTGAGTTTGGACTCACTGATGGCATCAAATCATCTCTGCAAGGTGGTTTAGATGCTGTTAATAATGTGAGTAGTGATATTGATAAATCTACTGCGGAGGCGAATGCAGAAGCAGCAGAATATGCTAAAGGTGTTGACCTAGGAACAGCAAATGTTCCTGGTGTGTCTACAGATAACCAAGCATTGAGGAATGCATTTACTACAGCAAATAACATGGCTGCTAGTGCTGTCTCTAATGTATTTGATTTCTGTAATAATCTTAGTGCTGGAAATGATGGATCTACAGGAGCTTCTACCACACCAACTAATCCTGGTGATGATGGACCATATACACCTAGCACAACTTACGCAGTAGTTATTGGTAAGGAGGAGGATAAGTATGATGCAGAATATAGTATGTTCACTATAAAGGATTCTGCTAAGAGCGGTGACACTCAACAGATTAAGATCAGAAGAGATAATACGCATGAAGATGGTGTAATTATTTTTGTTGTCCACCTTTCAAATATTGATACTGCTAGAGTTGTCGGTATTACTGAGGGTCTTACTGCTGGTGGTGATCTTCAGAAAGGCACAGTTCTTGATGATAAGCAATATGCGAAGATGCCTAAGAAGAGTAAGTCTACTCAAGAGTTTCCTAAGAAGAATCGTGTTGTTACATCTGAAAAAGTATTCTTCCCTGCAGGTACAAATGAAGTTGTTGTAGATGTCCCTACGCTTCTAAATGAACCACCTAAAGATGATGAGGGATTCCAGAATGCAGAAGAAGTAACATATACTGCTTCAATTTATAGAGCTTCTGATGATTTAGATAAGAATAATTATCCGTATAAGAATTTACCACATACCTCGGCACTTTTAAACAGTGCTAAGTTGAAGATTACGTTTGCAAAAATTCCTGGTAGTGATCCAACTACTACTGATATTTACTTGCCACCTGAAATCCTTACAAACAAAGTTAATTACTCTGTTAACAATGTAAGTGTTGCTGCTGGTCAATCAGCACAGTTCCAAGTTGTCCGTAGTCCAGTTGTTGATTATACAACAAAAGTAAAGTGTACTACAGGAACAGATCCTGGTGCTCAATCTCCTGCTGTTGATGGAACTCATTATACTGGTGGTAGCGCCATTCTTACATTTGGACCTGGGGAAAATAATAAAATTTTCTCTGTTCCAACTATAGAAGTTGCAACTCTCACTAATACAACTAAATCTTTTGATGTAACATTTGTAGATAATGAACTTCCTCTTAATGTAGCATCAAATCTTGGTGGTAGTGGTACTACTGCTGGTACTCAGATTGGCGCTGGTATTACTAGAATAGGTGTTATTAACTACAGTCCTACATTTACACCATCTCCAATCTGTAAGGCAGAGATTCTCATAACTTCTGAGAACGCACCATGTATTGTTCAAGAAGAAGATGTGCCTCTTAATATTGGTGTGATTGTTAAAACTAGTGTTCCTGGTTATATTTTCAGCTATGAGTGGCAGAGATCTCTTGATCCAGATGCAACCAGCTGGACTACAGTAACTAATGGTGTTAGAAATGAAACAATTACTGAAAAGGTAACTGAGTTCGGACCCTCTGATATTACAATTATTGATGGTAATGGTCAGAGTGTTACTCTGGATGCATGGGAGACGACAGATGTGAATCAGTCTGTCAGTATTACTTATACTGGTGCCACTACAAATACTCTGTCAGTTCAACAACCATCATATCTTATTCTTGATCAAGAATATTATCGTTGTGTAATTACTGCAACACCAGTAACTCCTTCTGAATATACTCCAACACTTACACATACTACTGAACCAACTTATGTTGGTATTACTAAAGATGGTGTATTTTCTAGCACTGTAAATTGTGCTCCTCCTGGAACATTACAGGATGGAAATGTAATTACATATACTAATGCTGCATCAGCTGCAGGTGTTGGTACATCATTTGAATTGTATGAGAACTACAAACCAACATTAACTTCAGAGAATGTTCCTGGAGATAAGTTGACTGCCAAATTCTTGGCAGACGGTAGTGGTATTCAAGTCAGTGGCGAAGGAAATGGTGGACAGGGTTCTGTCAAACTTAGATTTGAGTGGGACGATAATGTCAAAACTTCTGGTCAAGCAGTTGGTCAACTCTATGTTGCTGGAAAAACTTTCAGTCAGGGTAGTAAAGAGAAAGGTATTATAGAAAAAACTATCTATGTAGAAGCTGGTAAAACTTATAAGTTCCAATATAAGAAAGCTAAGAAATCTGCAAAACAACGTGGAACTAAGGTTATTTCTGATGGTCAAATTATCTTATGGGATGATGATGCTGGTAACTCATTTGACGAGAACGCCAGACTCAGTATTCTAAAAGTTACTGGTAAAGAAAGTAGCATCATCACTAAGAAAATAAACAACTTCACCGCAGGATTTTATCCTAAGGCAATCGGTCAGTATGCACAACATACTTATGGTGGTGATTTAAATTGGGCTAATCTGAACTCCTCATATGAAGGTGATTTCACATTAGTTGGTGGTAGTGGTACAGGTTTGGTTGTAAAAGCAAAATTCCAAGCTTTAGCTGGTCTTGGTGGTAATCCTAATAACACAAAGTATACTATTCTTGCTATCATCAATCCTGGTGAAAACTATGCTGTTGGTGATGAACTCTCATTCCCAGATCAGGGTGGATATACCTTTAGTCAGATGGGAGATCTTATGAGAATTCTGAATCCTGACTTTGGCATTGATGATAGTGCTGGTGCCTGTGAAGTTGTAGAACCAACTCAAGATGTTCCTGAAGATGTTATTCCTGATGATCCTAACCCACCCGTGGATCCAGAGGATGAAGTTCCTGAGGTTAATCCACCTGATCCTGATGATGAAGACATTGATCTCCCAGTAGTTCCTGTGGATGATCCTGATGATGACGATGAAATTCCTCCTAACACACCTGTAATTATTGATGAAGGTGGTGGTGTGATTTCTGTTCCTGTTCCTCCTGGTCTTCCCAGATATAAACAACCTCCTCTGATTCCTATCAGTGGTCCTGGAACTGGTGCCATTGCAAAAGCAGAACTGGATGCTGATGGCAGATTAGTTGATATTGTGGTAAAATCAAAGGGTATTGGATATACTCCATCAGACTTTGATCAGTGTGGTATTATTACAAATATCATACTTACCAACGTGGGTGGATATTATACTGAGTCACCAACAGTATATGTCAATAACGATCCTACCATCGCTGTTGCTGCCATTCAAAATGGTAGACTTGCAGAGATTAGAATTACCAATCCACAAAATAAAGTTTATAGTACTATTCCTGATGTTAGGATTCAAGGAGATGGATTTGGTGGTTCTGCTAAAGCAGTCATTAGGTTTGTTCCATGTCCTAATGTTGCTGACGAATATTTGAATGTTGTCAATAAATACAACGATAGCAAACTTGGAATCGTGTCCGTCGTAGATTGCCCATAAAAAATGTTACAGAACAAACAGTCTATTGAACAAAAGTCTTCTCAGATTACTGAGAATATTAATGAGGTTAGGTGCAGCATTACAGATAGCTCTTTTAGAGTTTTTGAGACATGCGCTGTTGACGATAGAAACTATGAGATGCGCCACTATCGTGGTTCAATGATCCGATGGCAGGAGAACGGTGCAGTTCTTCTTATTGCTAGAAGTGCTGATCTTACTCCTAATGAAGGATACCTTGATGTTAAATCAACAGGGTATATGCACTTTAAGTCTGATCATGACATCAAACTCACTGCTGAGGGACATACTGTAACGGGTGGCGGAGAAGGTGGTAGTAGTGAAGAGAAGAGCGTTGACATTTTTGGTACAGGTGATGTAGTAATTCAATCTAATGGTAAAGGTGGTGTTTACATTACTGCTGCTAAGGACATTGAATTAAATGCAGGCGGTAGTATTAAACTAAAAGCAGCAGAGCAGATTAGTTTGAACACGGGAAGTCAGGATCCCGTACCATTTGGATTGACAGAGAGTGTTGGTAGTGGTAAACTGAGTATCTCCACAGGTCAATATGAACTGTCCACAACCAGTTACAAAGAAACTGTTAGTGGTTCAAAGATGGAGGAGAATTATGGTGAGGTAATTCAGGATCAGAAGTTAAACATTCTAGAACCTGCTGCTCTTGGAGAAGGAGCACACCTTACTACAGTTGAAACTGTGGGTACACTCCACCATAAGGTTGGTCATGATTATATTCTTGAAGTTGATGGCAAGATGAAGGTCAAAGTCAATAACAACCCCATTAAAAAGGTTGGTCCTTTGTTCTTAGAAATGCCTATGGAAGCATTGAAGTATGAGGTCATGGGTAGTAGAACATCTACTTTGAATCCAGATCCTATTCTTCAGTATGCTCAAGACTTCGTTGATATTCCCATGGGTAATTCTTATTGTCAGGTTGATGTTGCTGCTCCAGGAACGTCAGCATGGTCTGCTGGATCTCTCACAAAAGGAGATCTTGTTATGCAGGCAACAGCAGTTGGTAGTATTGGTCTTCAAACTGGACCCACACCAGCAAACATGATTCTTTTAATGAATGATGGTGGATCTATCTTACAGCAAGCAAACGGTGCCATGGGTATGATTCTCATGACAGCAACAAAAGTAATCAACGCAACGGCAGGAGTTGCTATTAATCTAAACTGATGACACTTGGTAAACATTGTTTCACGGAGGTGTATGAATGCCCCCGAGAACTTCTTGATGATGAAAACTATTTAAAAGAGCATATCATTCAGTCTCTAAATAAAACTAGTTTAACCTTATTGGACATTTCGTCTCATAAGTTTGAACCACAAGGTGTTACTATAGTAGCATTACTCTCTGAGAGTCACATCAGCATCCACACTTGGCCCGAGCGAGGGTCTGCCGCCCTAGATGTTTTTACATGTGGGGACACGAATCCAGAAGTAGCGATGATGCATATGATTGAGGCACTCAAGGCGAGAGATTACAACCTAAAATGTATCAAACGCTAATATGTACAAAGTAACCGCTAAACATGTCATCACCGATGAAGAAGGGATTGTAAAGGCATACTTTCTCAATGGTATTCCTTTTACGTTTGACTCTTTGGATGGTGAAACTCAGAATGATGAAGCAGTTTTAGCAGAAGTGATAAATTCTCCTACAGTTTCCATTGAACTAATTCATCAGAAGTCTGCATATTTGTTGGAGGAAGGTTTACACCCAATGTTGAGCGGTATAGAATTAGATCCCGAAAGCACTTTACCCGAATGAAAATCAATCTCTGGTACTCACAACCCACAAGACAGTGGCGATGGACTCTCACAGACGAAAAAAATGACATGCAGCAAGAATCTGGTCAACAACCATTCTTGCGTGACGCTATGGATGATGTCGCCAACACCGTAGAATACATGCTTGACACAATGCAAAATGAGTGATACAATTTAATTTCCGTGTGAAGGAAGTGTTAGAGATCAGGTACTTTGTGCCTGATCTTTTTTTATAGATAAATAACCCAGAAGAACCATTTTGTATAATACCTTCAGATGGCATTAACCAGATTAACTAACTTGATTGCTTCCAGAACTGGAAGGATGTTGTATGTAAACCCTGACGATTTTAATGCGTCAGATTTGATTTCTAATAACGGTAACTCACCCACAAGACCGTTTAAGAGTATTCAACGTGCGCTACTTGAAGTAGCAAGATTCTCTTATATTCAGGGTCAGAATAACGATAAGTACGACCAGTTTACTATCAATCTTTCTCCTGGTGAGTATATTATTGATAACCGTCCTGGTAAGGCAAACACTGCTGAAGTTCCTGAACTGTCTGATCAGTCAAACTTTGACATCACCGATCCTGCAAACGATCTGGTTAAGTTTAACTCCACTGAGGGTGGATTAGTTGTACCTAGAGGTACTTCTCTCGTTGGTATGGACTTGAGAAAGACTAGAGTCCGACCACGATATGTTCCTAACCCTGCTGATAGTTCTATTGACAGAACATCAATCTTTAAGGTAACTGGTGCATGTTATTTCTGGCAGTTCTCTCTGTTTGATGCTCTTCCTACATCTGATGTTTCTGGTAATGGCGGTGTTTATAATGAACCCACCAGTAACACGATTGTAAACTCTAACTATTCACACCATAAGGTCACTTGCTTTACATATGCCGACCAGAGTGATCTAGATCTTTTCTATGCGAAAGCAGCGAGAGCATTTGAATCCATTCCTACAACTCCTGGTGAGTTGGAGTCAAGAACTCAAGAGAATAGAATCGTTGGTCCTCTGCAACAGGCAGGACAAAAAGATATTCTATCGGTAAATGTTTCTGGTTCTCTCGTAACTGTTGTAACTGATGGTCCTCACGAAGTATTTGAGGGTCAGCAGATCACCATTGAGGACGTAGTTGGTGCCTATTCTGCATTGAATGGTACATATTATGTTACCGATGTTGCTAACGACAGTCAACTTACAGTAACACTTAACGGTCTTGCTCCTGGTAATGTTCCTAGTGTTGATCTTGCCAACGCCATTGTTAAGGCTGAGATTGATACTGTTGACTCATCCTCACCATACATCTTTAACTGTTCACTGAGATCTACTTATGGTCTTTGTGGTCTGTGGGCAGATGGTAGTAAGGTCAGTGGATTTAAGTCCATGGTTGTCGCCCAGTTCACGGGTGTTTCACTTCAGAAGGATGACCGTGCTTTTGTTAAGTTCACTGAAACTACTTCACCTAACCCTAGTTTTGTTCTAGAGGGTGGTGCATCTGATGCCATTGCTCTACACCAGGATTCTACTAGAGGTGTATATTATCGTGGTGATGCTACTACTGGTTGGAGACACTATCACATCCGTGTGTCTAACAACTCATTCATTCAGTCAGTTTCGGTGTTCGCCGTTGGTTACGCTGAGCAGCACTTAATTGAGTCTGGTGGTGATTATTCTGTTACAAACTCTAACTCTAACTTTGGTACACAAGCTCTGATTGCTGATGGTTTCAGACCAGACGCATTTACACTTGATAAGAAGGGTAAGTTTACTCATATTGTTCCTCCTCAAGCACTGACAACACTTGAGTCTAACATTCAGTATTATCCTTTGGATGTTCAGAAGAGTAAAGCAGGATTATCTGCTGATTCTACTGGAACTAAATTGTTCATGTTTGAGCAGAGAGATCCCTCTGAAACTCCAGTATTTGATATCAACAATTATAAGTTAGGTGGTAAACTTAACGATAAAGTATTTGCTAAACTTACTGATCCTGCAACAGGTAGATTCTCAGAGTTCTCTGCGGAAATTTCTCCTAGTGGTATTGAAGAGCATCAGATCACCAACGTAAATGTTGGAACTGACACCTTTACAACAGCATCTACCAATGATTTTGAGACTGCTACACCAATTAGAATCTATAGTAGCACAGGTTACTTACCTCTCGGCATGGAGTCTAACAGACTTTACTATGCTATTAAGATCAATAATACATCATTTAAGATTGCACCTTCAGAAGAAGATGCAAGAGCAGGCGCTGGTGGAGATCCAAATAGTATTGTAAATATCAGATCTATTATTCCACTCGGTGCTGTTCTGACGGTAAAAGCATTTGTATCTGATACAAATCCTGAACTTCCAAGATTTAATGTTTCTGTAAACGCAAGTAATGAAACATTTTCAACAGGTACATTCCCTCATGGTTTCACGACTGGTGACAAAGTATTCTTCCGTCGCAGAGTAATTGCTGATGTAGTTCAAACAGGACAACTTCCTCAAATCCAGCAGAGTGGAACTACACAAGATATTAGTTTGACGACTGAGTATTTTGTTAAAGTTGTAGATTCTTATACATTTAAGATTGCTGATACTTTATCAAATGCAAACAATGATATTCCTATTCCTGTTGATGCCCCTGGCGATGTTGCCCAGGTAGTTGTTTATAGAAACATCCAGAAATCTCCCCTGAGATATGATCCAACACAGGAAAACTGGTATATCTCAGTAGCATCTAACGTACAAAATACAATTCACCCTGTTCTCACCAGCAGCAGTTCTGGAAACATTTATGCTAATACTCTGCTGACTAACACCGAGAACGTTTATTTCAAGAGAATTAGCGATAACAGACAACTCGCTGATAGAACATATCGTATGAGATATGTTATTCCTAAGACTGAACTTAACGCCAGACCTCCTCTGATTGGTTATGTTGTTCAGAGAAGAACTGACTCTACTAATGTCATCATTCCTTATGATACTAACAGTGCGACAGGACAAACTTCTGAATTTGATAGAATTTATTTCATCTATAGATCAGATACTATTCTGAAACACATTCCTGGTGAGCAGGATGGTGTTTATTATCTGACTATTCTTCTTGCTGACGTTGCTCCTAAGGGTTCTCAGTTTAACTCTGCAACAAATACATTTGATTTCCTGAAGTATTCTCAGGATGTGAGTAAGATTTATCCTGACCTTGATAAGGATAACCCATCTCAGGATCCTCCAGCAGCAGTAACAGTTGCTGATAACTTAGTTCATGGTGATGTTTATCAGGATGATGATAGATCCTCTATTACTAAAGAAGCAATCGCTACATTTATCGCTGATGCTGGATTTACTCCTAACTTAAATGCTCTTACTGGTAAGGCAACATCTGGTCAGGAAAATAGACTTATTTCATTCAATGCAAATAGTCCTGAAATTGAAGTAGAACTGAGAAGAACTTCACAGGTTCGTGCTGGTAACCAGACATTTGAATACACTGGATTTGGTTCGGGTAATTATTCAACTGGTTTCCCATCTAAGCAGGAAATTGTTCTGAGTGATAAGGAAGTTCTTTATTCTCAGTCACAACGTCGCCGTGCTGGTGTTGTATTCTACTCTGGTCTGAATGCATATGGTGATCTGTATGTTGGTAATCAGAAGATTAACGCTATTACTGGTGAAGTTGAGATTATTGATAAACCAATTCTGAGAGTTGCAGGTTCTGCTGCTGTTGTTAATGAAGAATATGTTCCTTATGTTCAGGGAACTAAGAATGTCAACATTGAAGGTAACATTGCTACCAGTGGTGGAGAAGGTGGTGTACTTGCTAACGCATTTAATAATGAAAGTAAGTTCTTTGAGGGTGTTAGTATTAGCACCAAGGACAGCACTAACAGAGCATTGATTTCACATGATCTTGTCTACAGACAGAAACAATCATCTGTAGAAGGATCTTTCAATAACTATAATGCCAAGCAAACTTCCCTCAGTCCTAATAACCTGAGACCTACTCCTGGTGTTGAATCTGTGTTCCCAGGTGATCATTTATATAAACCAAGAATTAACCGTGCTACCAGACATGAAGGTTACATTTATGTCGGTGGCGATCCATCTGAAACTGCTAATCCAATTAATGGAGATTATAGACAGGTTGGTCTGATTGGCACAGGACATCTTACATCTATTGAAGAATCTTATACTGATGCTCCTAATCAATCTGGAACTACACCAGAACCATACATTGTAACGGGTAAGTTTGGTATTAACCAGACAGCACCTACTCAATCACTTCATGTTGGTACTGGCGATGTTCTGTTTGATCATAACTTGGTAGTCACTGAAGATGTGACAATTAATGGTGGTGATCTTAATTCAAATGCATCAACATTTAATTATACCACTACATCAGACACAGTTAATTTTGCTACTAGTGCAACAACAATGAATGTTGCTGCTTCCAATGCTCCTCTGGGTGCTGGAACACAAGGTGGTAACTCTCTTGCAATTATTGCTAGTGATATTACTCGCATCGTAGGTGATGTTGAGATGAATGGTAAGTTTGATTCTGGTACTTCTGGCACTAGAACTGCTACATTTACCACTACAGCAGATGTAACTAACTTCTTGACAATTCCTGGAACTGTCAACTTTAGTTCTGCAACGATGAATGCGTTCACTGGTGCTACTGTTATCAACATTGGTAATAGCACTGGTACAACAACTGTCAATCATAACCTTACAGTTACTGGTGATCTGAGAGTCAATGGTACTACAACCTATGTAAATAGCACGATTGTTGATCTTGATGATCCTATCATCTCTCTTGGTGGTACTACTGATGCTGGTGATGCTCCTGCTACTGCTGTTAATAAAGATAGAGGTTTAGAACTCAAGTATTACAGTAATGGTGCTGCCGCATCTGGATTTATGGGTCTGGATGTTAGCGATATGAAGTATAAACTTTATACTGCTGCTACTGGATTTGCCACTAACGAAGTAACAGGAACTCTTGCAACTCTTGAAGCAGATACATTTGAGGCAGATACTGCGTTCAGTTCACCTAGATTTGAATTGGAGGGATCATTAAGCTATACTGCACAGGGTAATGAGTTTAACTCTACTATGCAGAGTGCAATCATGAAGCACGCTCTTCCTAGTGGTGCAGTTATTATGTGGCATGGTCAAGGTGGTATTCCTAATGGATATGCTGAATGTAATGGTGGTACATATACCAATCGTTCAGGAGTTTCACAACCAACACCAGACTTTAGAGACAGATTTATTGTAGGACAAGGTAGTCAATATAGTAGTTCTATTGGTGGTTCTTATTCCAAGACCACTGGTGATGCTACCAACGCGAACACACTTGCAGTTGATTTGAGTCAATTTAGTATTGATAATCATTCTTTGGCTGTTGGACAAATTCCACAACACAGACATGGAATTAGTCATGGTCACAGCGGTGTAACCATTAACTCTTTCAACGGCAACAATGGAAACATCAATGTCAATGTAAGTGGTGGTACTCATAATCACGAAATCAATGATGATGGTCACGCGCACTTTATTTGTGGTGGTGGTACTTCTGATGATGGCGGTGGTTGTGTTCCTGGTTCAAACAACAGTGGTGATCATGGTGCTATTCAGCAAGCAAATGCTAATGTGAACGTTAAACTGGGTCAGGGTGGTCACAGTCATAATGTGGTTATTACGAGACAGAACATTGCTCAGTCTATTGACACTGGTACTGGTGTAGTTGATTCTGGTACAGTGACTCCAGATGCTATTTCTGGTGAAGGTGTCAACCACGGATTGAAAAGTCCTGCTGATGGTCATAATCACAATACCTCTGGTAGTCTTCCACTTAATAACAGATCACATACTCATACTATCAATGATATTGCGCCACCATGGCACTCCACTACATTTATTATTAAGATGTGAGGCACCCTGTGCCAATTCAATAACTGTCACAGGGGGTGGTCCGCTCGTCGGGTCATCCCCTATACTTATTTCAGTTGAGAGACGGAACGCATGATCAACCAAGAAATCAAGGGCAACCTCGCCAAACTCCTCGCCACTGAGAACCTGATCGTTGAGCACCGTAAGGTGCCCACTGCATCCTTTGACACCCTGCGCCGTGTGCTGACTCTTCCCATCTGGGACAAGGCATCTGCGACTGTCTACGATATGCTGGTGGGTCATGAGGTTGGTCATGCATTATACACCCCTGACGTTGATTGGCGTGAGTCCGTTCGTAACAAAGTTCCTAAAGACTTTGTGAACGTTGTTGAGGATGCTCGCATTGAGAAACTTATGAAGCGTAAGTTTCCTGGTCTGTCTCGTAGTTTTTATCAGGGTTATGAAGAATTGAATGATCAGGACTTCTTTGAGATTGAAGAGGTTGATCTTGAGCGCCTGTCATTCATTGATCGTATCAACCTGCACTTTAAGGTTGGTTCTTTCGCCATGATTCCTTTCGCCAATGACACTGAGCAGCAATTTGTTGCCCGTGTTGCTGATGCTGAGACCTTTGAAGAAGTTCTCGCTATCTGTGAGGATATTGTTGATTACCTGAAGCAACAGGAGAAGCAGCAAACTCCTGCCCCTATGCCCCCACAACAGCAGGGACAGCAGGGTGAGACTGAGGAAGGTGAGCAACAGGATGAAGAATCTCCTCAGCAGCAACAGCAGCAAGAAGGTGATGAGGGTGATGAGGGTGAGGATGAGGATCTGGAGATGCCTGAATCTCCTGGTCCTAATGGTGCTGGTGATACTTATGATGAGAATGAGTCTAAAACTCAGCGTGCTTTTGATGAGAATGCTGAAGAACTTGCTAACAATTCTGAGTATCACAGCGAGACTACCTATGTAGAACTCCCTGAGATGATCATGGAGAACGTTATTGTTGACTCTAAGGATCTCACTGCTTACATCACCAAGTGTTTCAATGAGAAGCAGGCAGAACGTATGGAGTTCTGGGGTGATATTTTTGAGGGTCCAGATACTGCATACAAAACATATAAGAAGTCTGCTCAGAAGGAAGTAAACTACCTTGTGAAGGAGTTTGAGTGCAAGAAGTCTGCTGATGCTTATGCTCGTCAGGCAACATCTCGCACTGGTGTGCTTGATACGAAGTCACTTCATACTTACAAGTACAATGACGATCTGTTCAAGAAAGTTACCGTGCTGCCTGATGGTAAGAACCACGGCATGATCTTCGTGCTGGACTGGTCTGGTTCTATGGGTGATGTTATCATGGACACTGTTAAGCAACTGATGAACCTGACATGGTTCTGTAAGAAAGTACAGATCCCCTTTGAGGTTTATGCTTTCACCAATGAGTGGCATCCTGTGTTCATTGATCGTGATTACGATGCTTGTGAGGGTCTGCCTCAAAAGGCAGTACAAAAGGCAGGTGTTCTTGACATTAACAGGCATTTCAGTCTGCTGAATGTACTCAGTTCCCGTACTAATGCCAAGCAGTTTGAGGAGCAGTGTCTGAATCTGTTCCGCTGTGCTTATAGTTTCAAGTATCACTGCTATTACAATCCGCCGCAGGGTTTGGGTCTGTCTGGCACACCTCTGAATGAGAGCATTGTGGCACTTAACAGCATCATCCCTCAATTCAAGAGCGACAACAAGCTCCAGAAGGTGAATTGTGTGATCCTGACTGATGGTGAGGGATGTGATCTTGCCTACAATTATGAGTATCCTTACGGTGTTGATGGTCTCGGTCGTCGTCGTTGCTGTGGTGTCTCTACTCTGCGTGATCGTAAACTCGGTCGCACTTACAAACAGTTCTCTGATTACATGGGTGATTATGATAAATCCATGACTGCTATTCTTCTCCAGAACCTGAAGGATCGTAACCCTGATGTCAACATCCTGGGATTTCGTATCTGTAGTGGCGCTGATTTCGGTCGCTTCTATCGTTACGTCAACAACATCCGTTCTTACAACGATGTTCCTGAGAAGGATATGAAGAACTGGAGGAAGTTCAAGTCTCTGGAAATGTCTCCTGCTGGTTATGATGCATTCTATGCTATCTCTGCCAGTGGTATGAATGTGGAGACTGAGTTTAGTGTCGCTGAGGATGCCAGTGTTGCTCAAGTTCGTAAGGCATTCCGCGATAATCTGAAAAAGAAGACCACTAACAAGAAACTTCTTTCCTCTTTTGCCTCGCTTGTCTCTTGACAGGCGAGTCTTTTTCCTTTATAATTAATATGCACCCACAATCCTAAAAATGCGTGAACTTGTAGAATCCAAGAACTACCCTGAACTTTACAACTGTTATGCACTGTGGATCACTGACAATCGTCAGTTCTTCACCACTGGCAGTGTTCAGGTAAAGTTGCCTGACAGCAAGGTCAAGAAACCATTTGGTTTTCGTTCTTTCTTGAAAACATTCATCACAGATGATTCTAAGTTGCATACTGTAGAGCAGGATGCTTCTGAGTATCTTAGTGCTTACCCTGATGAGTTTATAAAGAAGGCTGACATTTTCGTTAAGCAATTCCCCACCATTGTCAAGAACCGTCAAGAGAAACTGAAAGCAAAGACTAATCAGTCTAATGCTGGTCTAAATGAGTTCTTTGAGCAGAAGTCTATGGACTTCACACCTCCTAAGTCTAATGAGACTGAGACTGAACGCCTGCTCGCCATGGCACAGAAGCATGGCGCTAAGATGTTCAAGAAGGGAGATCTGGAGATCCACTTCTGAAACTGGCACAGGGGGTGAGCACAGACCCCCAAAACCATGTATATTTACATTGTTCGCAACCAAAGCACATGCCCCGCAAGATTAACATTGACATGAACGCTCTGACTGCGTTCATCTCCACTCACTACGGTGATGAGTTCGGCGGCGATGCTGTCCGTGCTGCTGCCACTGAGTTCGGTGTGACCTATCCTACCATCATGAAGCGTCTTGATCAGTACAAGGTCGGTTACGGCAAGTGGAATCTCTCTGTTCAAGAACAACTGGAGCAAACTTACGCCGCTCCTGCTGCTGCTCCTGCTGTTGTTGAGTCTGTGGTTCAGAATCTCGTTCCTGCTAAGGACGATACTTTTGTCCCATTCGGTAACTTTACCGATGTAAAGAAGATCATCAATTCTAAGATCTTCTATCCCGTGTTCATCACTGGTCTGTCTGGTAACGGCAAGACTTTCAGTGTTGAGCAAGCATGTGCTAATCTTGGTCGCGAACTTATTCGCGTCAACCTCACTATTGAGACTGACGAGGATGACCTGATCGGTGGTTTCCGTCTGGTTGATGGTAACACTGTCTGGCACAATGGTCCTGTGATTGAAGCACTGGAGCGTGGTGCAATCCTGCTGCTGGATGAGATTGATCTTGCCAGCAACAAAGTTATGTGCCTGCAATCTATTCTTGAGGGCAAAGGTGTGTTCCTTAAGAAGACTGGTCGCTATGTGAAACCAGCAGCAGGGTTCAATGTCATCGCCACTGCCAATACTAAGGGCAAGGGTTCTGATGACGGTCGCTTCATTGGCACCAATGTGCTCAATGAGGCATTCCTTGAGCGTTTCGCTCTCACCTTTGAGCAAGACTATCCTACTCCTAAGATTGAGCAGAAGATCCTTGAAGGTATCTCTCTTGATCTTGGTCTGGAGGATCGTGAGTTCTGTGAGAAACTTGCTCAGTGGGCAGATATTATTCGTAAGACCTTCAATGACGGAGGCATTGATGAAGTGATCTCAACACGTCGCCTGGTCCACATCATCCGTGCCTACGCTATTTTCGGCAAGCGCATGAAATCCATTGAAGTTTGTGTCAACCGCTTTGATGATGAAACTAAGACTTCATTCATTGAACTGTATGATAAACTGGATGCATCCGTTGCCGTAGAAACCGAAGAGGGTTGACAAACTCTGTGGTTTCTGCTACACTAAATACTTAACCTTTTGTCATAAAAGGTATTTACACTCATTCAATTAAGGAGAACTATTTCAATGATTAAATCCGCAATCGCTCTTGCCGCCGCTGCTCCTCTGATGGCAGCACCTGCCCTTGCTGGTCCATATGTGAACGTGGAAGCAAACTCAGGATTCACTGGATCAAACTACTCTGGAACGACGACAGACGCCCATGTGGGCTATGCTGGCACCACTGGCGCTATTGACTGGTATGCCCAGGTTGGTGGTTCTTACGTCTCCCCTGACGGTGGTGATGCCGAGACCGTTCCCTCTGGTAAGGCAGGTGCATCCGTCGCCGCTACGGACGCTCTGAGTGTCTATGGTGAAGTCTCCTTCATCGGATCAGGTTCTGATTCCGTTGATCGTGGTTATGGCACCAAGATCGGTGCAACTTATTCGTTCTGATATAATTAACTCTGGGGGGACTACGGTCCCCTTTATATTGGAAAGGTGGCAGAGTTCGGTTTATTGCATCAGTCTTGAAAACTGACGTGTTAGTAGCACCGTGGGTTCAAATCCCACCCTTTCCGTTGGAGTCTAACTCCACTCACAAAACCCTTTGAGAATTACTACCATGACCAAACTGACCCAACTTGAGAACATTCTGTGTGATGTTGATGGATTGATTGGTGCTGCGCTTGAAGCAGGAGATACTGAGAATGCTCGCGCCCTGGTAGAAGAATTTGGTGAGTGGTTCATGGACTATGAAGATGGCGTAGATATTGACATGTTCTGTATCGCTGAGGAGAGTGCATGATATATTATGAACTGTCTCTAGTAATCTTTGCATTTCTTGTATTTTTAATTTACACGGACCCGAACGCTGCCCCATACTTCAATTTAATTTTTAAAGAAAGTTGGATTAACATTAGGCGGTGGTTTTACATCGCCATGATGTATCCAAGAATTAAATTTGACGTGTGGATGATGAAGCGTCGGATAGAAAAAATTAGGAGAGAGAATGAACGACCCTAACATTCTATATGATTACATCTGGACTAAGGATGATTTAGATCCTTATCGTAAGATGTATGATGATTGGAAGGGTGAGTTAGTTCCCCCTGAGATCAATCGTGGAGATCGTCACATCTGGGTCATTGATGACAACTACCCTGATCCTGATAAAATCATTCAGGCATATGTGTCACACCTCCCACGATTGGCAGCAGATGAGTTCTTGAAGTCTACGAGACAAGGATACTCCGTTGATAATAAACTTAGTAAGTATTATGAGCACCAAGAGTTTGGTTGGCATTGTGACGCAAGCATAACATGGAGAAATCCTAGAAATAGTACATGGCGTAGAATCATCTCATCTATTACATATTTGAATGATGACTATGAAGGAGGAGAGACAGAGTTCTTATGTGGTAAGGTTATCCCTGTCTCAGGTAAAACTGTGATATTTCCATCATCTTACATGTATCCACACCGTGGGTGTCCTGTTACGAAGGGAGTTAAGAAAATTATGGTAATGCATTTCTGGATCTAACATATGTTATAATTACTTAAAGTTATGATCATTCAATGACAAACTATCACATGGTGATTGATGCCATCTCACAGGAACTACACGCAGTCTACAAACAAGACGAATGGAACGAGAGCACAGCGAAACAAACATCGCACAAGATCCTGACACTGGTGGAACAATTCCAGACGATGAGATCACAACCCAGGTGGAGGGCGAGCGATTAAAGTTGACACTAGCATTCTTGGGAGTTATACTAACAACGTTAGGTGTAATCTTCGCTGGTTACAAACACGGACATATGTCCATTTCAGCAGTCTATCATTCACTAACTAATTTCACCTGATGGCAATTCGTAATCGCAAAGGTAAAACTGTCGCTGCTGATGGTACTACCAAACGCAAACCAGGACGCCCTAAGAAGAAACGTGGACCAGAGATTGATCCACCACGTCCTATTGATGGGGGATTCCATGTAGTATTCCCTATTCATCTTCAATTTAAGGAGAAGGACGGCACACTGAAGAACTGCTATTTTCAGTGTGAACACCACATGGACAAATACATTGAGAGGTACAAACTTGACCGACGCAAACTTACAATCCGAGCAACAGAATCCCGCCGTTGATCCACGCTTGGCAACATCATTTGGTGGTACTGTTGAGAAGGACATCCCAGAAGATGTTGAGTGGATTGATGATGTATTCTATATCAAGAAGACTCGCTTTGGATTGTATACTAGCATTCTAAAGAATCCACTGGGGCAGCACTTCCTCACTGGACTTGATAGGGATAATGTTATTAAGGTGACACGTTGGCATCTCAAATGCCTGCAAGATGACACACTCAAGGATTATACTCGCGTGGTAAATAGTGGAGTTGTTGGAGGTAAGTTGTGAAACTGAATACACTCTCATTATTTTCTACTCCTGTGCTTCATGCAAAGTTTGATGCACATTCAAACTATGTTGATAAGTTTGATAATTGGGATAAAATTGATAGAAAACCTAAATCATGGCATGTACCACTAAATACATCGTTCCCGAATGTTGAACCAGATGATCCTTATGTAAGTGATGAAATCGTAACTAACTTGAAGAGTGATATTATGTTTCAAGTTAAGAAGATGAATAAAGATAGAGGTTTGCCCACCGATTTACGTTATCAGTGTTTCTGGTATAATGCTTATTACGATAAGCAAGGACAAGAACCACATAATCACTTATCAGTGAAAGGTGAAGATCCTCTGTGGTCTGGTGTGTACTTTGCAAAGAATTGCTTCCCTGGTTCATTCTACTTTATTAGAACAGAATACTCACATAGAACTCAACAATACTTTGATTATATTAAAAGTAAAATGAGAACTTTTTATGATGAGTTTTATCCCACGGGATTCTCTGATGGTGATATTGTATTGTTCCCACCACACTTACATCACTCTGTAAAAGTAGATGAAAAGAATGCAAAGGATCAAAGATTAACATTCTCATTTAATATTAGAATCAATGAAAAATGATAAAGAAATTCTTGGTCTATTTGCAACACCTGTTATTAGATTCAAGTTTGAAAAGCATGAAGAATATGCAGACAAATGGGAGAACTGGGATAAGGATGAACGTCAACCAGTCGGATGGCAATGTGGTGTTAATACATCATTCCCTCAGGTAGAGAAGGATGATCCTTATGCTCCCATGGAAGTTGTTGAACAACTAGAGAAAGATTTGCTCTTCCATATTAAGAAAGTTTTGAGATCATATAGTCTGAGTTCAGATGTAATGTTCCATGCTTTCTGGTACAATGCATATTATACAAAGCAAGGACAAGAATCACATCATCATTTACCTGAGCATGGTGTTGCTCCTGTGTGGTCTGGAGTATACTTTGCAAAGAATTGTCTTCCTAATCAGTTCTCATTTCAAAGAACAGAGTTTTCTTTGAGATCTCAAGGTGCATTAGATTATTCTAACAGTCCACTTAGAAAATACTATGAGGATGTATATACCTCTAAATTTACTGATGGTGATATTGTATTGTTCCCACCACACTTACATCACTGTGTGAAGGTGAAAGGTAAAACAAATGAGACTGAGCAACGACTAACTTTTTCATTCAATATAGATAATGTTGGTGCCGTAGAGTACAGAAGAAAAGTTCTAGGTCACGACTAATGGATGAAAATTATCAGAGACAGAGGCAACAAGAGTTAGCACTTCAATCAGAATACAATCAAATGTATGAAGATAGAATCAATGATTTAGAAGCAAGGGTTGAATCATTAGAGAGATATGTCTCCGAACTAAGGAGAGCTGTTGACAACATTCATCCTGTCATTTATAATATTCAAGAAAAAAAGTAATCATCATGTATGAAGAACTAAATTGCTTTGAGGAGGCATTGAAACACTTTGGCACCCGTGTTGAGGTTATCTGTGCTATGGAACTTGGTGGTAGAATTTCTCATGAGGATGCCTACCAGATGATCAAGGATGAAATGAAGGAACTTAAGAAGTGCCGCAAGATGTTTAAGAAGGAAGAGTGCTAATGGAAGATAGTCTCAAGATTGATTATGATGAGGACACTCGTCAGATTACTATTGATTGGGATAAGAATGATCCCAACTGGAGTTTCCTCAACAATATGTCTGAGGAAGAAATCCAGCAAGTGCTCATAACATCATTAGAAGAGTTGGTGGACGAAGATGAAAGTTATTGATGTAGCAAAACCACAAGAACCCGCAGCATATATTGAGGGAACTGAGTGGGATAGAGTCACACAAGATTACATCAGGCAATATAAGGGCATTCTTACTGCTGAACAGTGTCGGACGATCATTGCTGCTGCTGATTATGGGCGATGGGAGGAAGTTACACATAATGACACTAGAGTGTGTGACGTTGCAGTAATTACATCTAGTGCTCTTGATAACATTTTGTTTGGTGCATTTGGTGGAATGCTTAAATTATATGCTGAAGACTTCTGGAGAGCAGCATCAATGAACACTGACAATGGATATACAGTTGCGAGATATTCTCCGAGTGATCATTGTCCAATTCATCATGAACCCAGCGGCAATAGTATTAGAGCAACGATTAATCTAAGTGAATGTAGTGGTGGTGAATTACAGTTCTTTGGTAAAGAGAAAGTTGATTCATCTGTAGGCACTGGCACTATATTTCCAGCATCATTCATGTTTCCATATGAAGTATTACCAGTGACAGAAGGTTATCGGTATTATGTGACTACCAACTTCAAATAACTTAACTGTAATAATTAAGACAATCTGTGATCCCGAATAAATTATAATGTTATATGTTATGATATTCACATAGATAAGATTGCCCCATGACACATATGCCACCAGATCGCTGCACTACTCTCACGCCAGAAGAATTAGAAGAGTTAAATGCATTGCGGAAAGCAATTACTGAGCACCCTGCGTCAGTACATTCTGACAAGATGGAGCGGTTTGCTGATTTGATGGTAAGATGTTTAGATGCCGAGGAGAACAAATCTTCGGATAAATAGTAATAACCCATCGTAATCAACCATGGAGAATATAGAACAACACATTGCGAAGGACAGGGAGATTTTAGAGAATCCAACCACATCTCCCCAACAACGTCGTCACATTGAGCATCAGTTAGACCAACTTGAACGCTACCAAAAGGAGCACCCTGAAGATCATCATGACCCCACAGACCTTGAACTCTGGTGTGAAGACTTCCCCGAAGCAGACGAGTGTAGAATTTACGAAGATTGAGCAATTTCACAAGGGTCAAGAACTTTTATATCATTGTCCAGATACTACTCATCACGGTGTGGTCAATTTCATTGATGTTGTATCTGGAACATACATCACATTAACTGTTGGTGCATCAAATTTGGTGATCTACCCGCTATGGTGGGACCGACTAGAAGAATATAGCAAGTGACCCTGTGACACTTTGCGAACTGGACGGAGGTGCTTGACGGCATCTCCGTTTTTTTGTATTATACTTATATCAACGCAGCGCACTCATGTTTGATTCACTCTTCGCTGATGGCACCCTCCGCTCATATATTGACAACAACCTCAATGATCCTTGGGTAGGCACACCCTTTGAGGGTTATGTATTCATGTCACCTAAGCAGAAGGGTGAGTTTGGTGAGCGTTTTGTGTCTAAGTTTATGGACAATATGCTCTGTGAAGTCAAACGTGCCGCAACATCTACCGCAGGACATGACCGTGTGATTGATGACATCCGCACTGAGATTAAATTTGCGCTTGCTACCCGCGCAAGGAAAGGTGGTGTGGTTGTTGATAAGTTCATCATTAATCATGTCTCCGTATGTAAGGACTGGGAACGCCTGATCTTCTGCGGAATCAATCCCTCTGAGCAGGACATTCGCATCTTCTATATCACTAAAGATGACTTTGAAGCACACCTTGAGAGTGATGATTGTCTGTTCAATGTGCAACAGGGTGGGCAGAATGGTGGCAATGATGATTACATCTGCACCAATGTTGCGGCACTGATGGAAACTAGCATCGCTCGTCCCATTGTCCAGTGGTCCTGTGACAGTTCCCAAACTGGTACAAAGACCCTCGGCATCGCTGCCTGAACCCTTATAATATAAGAGTCAAAGGGACACACCACATGCAACTGCTCACCTCCGCCACACAGATTGACTACTATCCGCAGGGCGATGGTAAGCACCGCTTCACAAAGCGTGTGATCTGGCACCCTGATGCAGAATGTGATCAGCAGATGACTTCATTCAGCACTGTTGTTAAGGTTGAGATGAAGTATCAGGTCCGTAATTATATCGCCAATGGTGCAGAGGTTGTCAAATTCAATACAGAAGAGTATAATGGTAAAGACTATACTCCTATGATGTGCTGATGCACACTAACTATTCTTTACAGGGGGATGACATCATCCCTTACTATTCTATCCAAGAGTGGGTAGATAACTGGGACGAATTGTTTGAGCGGGTTGAGGTTGAACGTGAGACCATTGGTGTCTACGATAACAACAACTATTGTTTGTTCGTTCCATTCACCTAGGCAGCACAGGATTGGGAGACTGATTCACAGCGTAAGACCTAGCATTAGACCAAACGAATTTCTCTTTATTTAAAATGATCGTGTCTGCTCCTATCGCTCGCCTGCTCACTTCTGAGCAATCCAGTGCTATTGCATTCATCAAAATTGAAGACAAAACTGTGACCATTGCGTATCAGTCTAATGCTGAGCGTATGTATGAGTTCACCAGTGACTCTGAGACCTTTATTAGTCAACTGACTCAGATTGTTGAGGCAGATGATTTTATGGGCATGTCGCTGGGCGGCATCGTAGCAGATGCTCGCCGTGTGGGTGATCTGGTCCAGTCAGTCTGAGAAGTGGCACAGGGGCGCTTCTAGCGCCCTCTCAACCCCTTATAATATAAGAGTCAAAGGGACACAGTTCATGAGCACCGATGATTTCATTGAAAACACCAAAATTGTTGCTGAAAAAACTGGCAACCTGGATCTCTGGCACGAAATGTTTGGAGATGAGGAAGAAGGAGGATCCTCTCTGGATGACAACAACTGAACCCAATTACGACGACTGATGGAAACTACAACAGCAACTTATCAGATCTCAGTTACAACTGACGAGGGTACAATGTCATTTTTGAGGACAATGCCCACTCGCCCAACGACAACTAAAGGTCGCAAGGCACACAACACAAGGTTGATGAACTATGCCATGAAACAGTATCCTAACCATACTGAGATTGACATTAAAGTAATTTGAAAGGTTTCTTCTCTCCTGAACAACACGGCACCTGGAACATCATGACTCGCGACGAACTTCAATCCAAACTCATCTATCAGATGCTTGATGACATGGATCTCAAGACAATGATGAGTGTACTATATGATTTCATGGATGAATCATATGATAAGTATTCTGAAGAAGAGTTGACAGAAGAAGTCAACGAGTATTATCCTGAACTCCTCACTAACAACGACTAATGACTAAGTATCGCGTCAACACCATCGCATTTGATTTCACTGATGATGATTTTGAATTGCCACCTGAAATCCAAGAACAATTCAGCGTTGATTGTAAGCAACGTGTGTGGGATGTAGAGGAAGAAGATGATCTAGTTGACGCGATCACTGAGTTCTATGGTTTCTGTGTCTCAAGTATTGACTATGAGGAGAGGAACCGCTATGTTGATGCAGTGATGGGTAAGGAACCTTATCCTGCTGAGTACAAACGTGAATCCAACCTTTCGGAATGATGATGACACAGAACCTAATCATCAGTGGTCTACAGTATGAGGAGTTAGTGCTATTGCAAGAACTCATGGTGCTAGTAGATCAGACTGATGTTATTGATCACCCTCTATTGATTGAGGATCGTGAGACATTTGAATCACTTTACAACAAGGTAATGAACGCATGACCTGGATTGTTAAAATGTTTTCCGCAGGCAAAGTATTTGATGTGGAAGTAATCGCAGGCAATCCGCAAGATGCCCGCACTGCTGCTCTTAATCGTAATCCTCATGCAACTATTGTTGGAGTCAACGCAAGACTGGGTAACTGAAGAAGAATCAGTTACGGATATGATTGTAGACATCAACATTGATGAACTACACAAATTTGCTGAATTGAATGACTATGTACTCACTACCGAGTGATTTCCCCCATGACCCACCTAAAAACTATACTTACGAAGTTGAGGAGTTCCGACGTAACATTCTACGCATTTGGTGTTGCAATCATTCTCAATTCACTTACAACGGCGGTAATCCTGCACAAACTGTTTGGGGATTCTACAACATCAAACAGAGATGCTATCGCTCCCCTATTAGCGCCACCCGCGTCGGAGATAAGGTAGCACTAGATCAGACCACACCGTACAGTGCTATGCCACTTCTTAAACTGGCACTGGACAGCGCCGATGACACACCAGCACCTGCTATGATTGATTCATCAACAAAGGACAGCATGACCACCACCACACCCCGCAAACAAGAGTTCAGCGACTTCTGTGCCCAGCGTGATGCACAGAACACCTTACAACTGAATGTCACTAAGTGGTGCTATATGTTGTGTGATGCATTGCGCCACAATTATATGAAGGAATCGTATGCACGTCACAAGTTCCTGATGCCATCTTCATCTAATCCTGCTTATCATCAGGAGTGCCTGGATAAGATTGATAAGGACATTTGTGATTATGATTTTTATATTCAGACTGGTCGTAAGTATCACAAGATCATGCTGAATGCTGCTGGTTCACATTCTGTCCATGCATTTGTTGACAAGAAGACTGGTGAATTGTATAAGGCAGCATCTATCAAACAACCTGCTAAAGGTGTACGCTTTGATCTTCGTATTATCACCCAACGTGAGGAAGTATTAGAGAAGTGCGATTGGGCGGGCGGTTATCTTTATAAGTAATATACACACCTAGATCATTATGTTTAACAACTACATTTACTATTCAGACGAACCACAATTATCCCAAGAGTTCTGCGACAAACTTATCACTAAATTTAATAATGATAAGGACGTACATAGGGGAGTGTGTGGTCATTCTAAAGATGGACCCGAAGTAAATGAACAGGTTAAACAATCTAATGATCTATTCATCTATCATAATAACAAGTATCACTTTGAATCATTAGAACTTCAACGTGTTATTATGGATCAGTTGGGCACATATAGTAAATTATGTGAGGAGATGTGTCCAGCACTTACTTATCCATTGTATAGGTGCAACTCTTATATCACAGGATTTAATATACAACATACTAAACCTAATGAGTTCTTTACATGGCACAGTGATGATTACTATGATCCAGAATATACTGATGGATACTATAGGGCAATCTCTTATCTAATCTATCTCAATGATGTAGAAGAAGGAGGAGAGACTGAGTTCATTGATGGATTCAAAGCATTACCTAAACGTGGTCATGTATGTTTCTTCCCTTGTACTTGGTCCTATGTTCATCGTGGTGTATCACCTATTAAGGGTGACAAATATATCATTGCGGGATGGTGGATGACTGATGCATCTATGGGATCACAAGCAGACATTATTGATCCAAAAGAACTCAAGAAATATGATGAGCATGAGTATGCAGTAAGGTCTAAAATACGAGCATTAAGACCTCAGTAGTATCTTCATAGTGCATTGAGAGTGTATTCGGAGTGTATTATAAATGTTATTTTAAATATAGTTGTGTTTTCCACATGCTTGTGGAATACCTGTGGAAAAGAGTGTGGAATACCTCATAATGTCTGATAATGTGCGGAGGATCTTCTGTCTTAGCGTGCATTCTACCGATTGTCAACCCGTCTTATAAGACTCTCTGAGAACCCTGACATTGCCCCCTTGACATAATGCTCCCAGACCCTTATAATAACTCTGTGAGGTTTCAAAGGTCAGTCCCTATGAGGCATTCCGAGGAACTTGACAAAACTCCCAGTCCTGTAGTATTATGATTTCTGAGGTTTTTATGAATTCTGAAAAACTTATAGAATTACAGAAATTGTGAAAACTGAGAATTTATAAAAACCTCAGAAATCTTAAAAGTTAAGTATTTAAGAATTTCACAAAACTGTGGAAAACTTATACTTAACACTTTTGGGACTATGGTGAAATTGGTAAACACAACAGACTTAAAATCTGTCGGAGATTAACTCCTTGTCAGTTCAAGTCTGACTAGTCCTATAGAGAATATTATACTAAATATTCTCAAATTGATTACACTTTACAAAGACTAAAATGTCTTCTTCTAACAAATTTGAGTACTATTTTGAGACTGCTGATGGTACAAATCAAGAAGGATTTGTAACAGCAAATACTCACCAAAATGCTATTAAAAAGATCAAGAAGGAAAACAAAAAACTAAAGATTACCTATCTTGATGTTCAACCACTGTGAAATTACGACCAATGACTATTGACAACTACGTTGTATGCGAAGGTTATGCATACTGGGAAAAGGATGGCAACTATTTCACAACAACCGTTGATGGCAAGAACAACATCAACTGGTCAAATGCTACTCGGATTGATATTAAATCCAGTGGTGGAATTGATATCGCTAATGTACATCAACTGTATGATTGCCTACATGGAATCAAAACAGCACAGCGACAGTTACTTAACGAAACTCGTAAAATTGCCGTTTAATTCTATGCATGAATCAACTCTAGATCTCTTCTGTGGTGATACTAACTCAGACGACGCTAAGTTAGCAGAAGAGTTTGCCAGTGAGATTGAACAAAAGGCAGCACATTTTGAAGTCACTGTTGACTACTACATGCAGGAGTTTATGTAAACAATTGGTCAGCCGCCCGTGGACGGTTGCCATAGTGGCACAGTAGCATGGCACAGCACCCCAGATGGTGTATTGTAGGGACATGAACAAAACCAACCCTCTCGCCTCTCTCTACACTAAAGAGATTGCACTCCTGGAACTTCAGGATTTCATGTTTGACATCATGCCTTCCCCCGAGATGGCGCTGGACTGGTTCTGCGACCGCTTCAGCGTGTCTGCGACGGATGACGTGATAGACTTCGTGCTGGATGCCCATGAGGGCATGTTTGCCGACCAGTGAGACAAGTGGCACACACCCTGTTGTGCTGTGCCCGATCTCCTGTATTGTATAGAAGTCAACCAAACGACACCAACCATGCGTAAGATTGAATCCCTGATGAACCGCGCCATCGCCGCTGGCAAGGATTGGAAGAATGCTAACACCGAGGTGATCAACGCCGATGGCGTCTCCTCTGTGTATCTCCATGGCAACCTGATCGCTGAGATCACTGATGAAGCGATGAAGATTTTTGACGGCGGTTGGCAGTCCAACACCACCAAGTCCCGTCTGAATGCCCTGCTGTCTGCCTTCGGTCATCATGGCGAGTGCGTCTATCAGTCCGACTGGACATGGTACATCCGCCTGTGGACTGGCGACGACTATGCTACCACAGAATTCCGCTCTGGTATGCGGTTGGCATAGTGTCACACTGGGGGGAGCGATCCCCCCTCTCTTGTGCCTATAATGACTTCAGTTCCAAAAAACCTCATGCTCAACGTCTCCTGCATCAGCCCCAGCGTCTCGCGATCCGTCTGGACTCTCAAGGTCAACCCGCTGACTGGCACGTTCAAAGTTCGCTGGTTCAAGACTCCCTCGGCAGAGTACACCTACAAGACCCGCAAGCGTGACATCGTGGCGCTGCTGCTCGCTGGTGATCGTTCCTTGGGACAGTGGGTGAACTATCACACAGGGTATCGCCGCCCCCGCTGATCATCCTGTAGAATTCTCACAAGCAAACAAAGCGAACCTCATGGCACTCAAAGACTACGGCAACGGCATCCTAGCATCTTCTGACGATCTCGCTAGCATCGGTGAACTCTATATGAGGGAGGAGATGGAGCGTCAGAAGCAACGCGCCCTGCTTCGTGCTGCATTCCGTGACGGCAAGGCAGTGGATGGACAGTGGGGAAGCTGGAACATCAGCGATCGCCACTGATCCCTGACCCCTTATAATTCAGAAGTACACCACACAGGACACACCATGAACGGTTGGGCAAACTACGAAACCTGGAACGCTTCCCTCTGGATCGGGAACGATGAATTCCTCTAC